GTGAGCATGGCTGATGAAAGTGTAGCATATGGAGATGGCATGTGGGTTATACACTGTAGTTATTTTCCGTGGGGGGCGCATTCAACAGTTAGATATAAACCACTGTCTAAAAAACCGGCTGATTATTCATATCATTACGGTATACACAACAGTGGCGCTCTTAGATGGTGGGCAAGTGGCGGCGCTCAAAATACAAGAATTCCCAATAAATTACTTAATCTTTTAATTTATCATTACAACAATAGATGCTTGGACATTGAAAAAACAAAACAAACCCCAATGAATTTTTATATTAATGACCAATACGGTACCCTACTTAAATTTGGGAGTAAACTAGATCATAAACTTAGAATAAAATTTTATAAAGACATATTTAGTAAAGGAGATATATCCTCGAATATCGAAAAGAATATAGCGTTTAGATGTAAAAGAGGTTTCAACGATTCTTTTTGTCAGCGCATATTTACTGAATTAGTATTAAGCATATATTTTACAGTTCTTAAGAAATCGTCTAATACTAAAAATACCAGGGATAATTTTACTGAAATGAAAAAAGTTTACAATTTTAGTAACTATAATCCAACTATCTTGAATATTAAGGAATCGGACGTGCCAAAAATAAACGAATTTTTGTATTTAATGCAAGATAATTCTTATGGAAGTTTTAAAAATGCAAGGCTTGCAAGTTTAACCGATGAATTAATTCATTTTTCAAAATCTATTTAAAAACGATGTATATTAATATGTAGAAAAAATGAATGAAGTAATACCGGCACTCAGCGCGGGAATAATTTCAACATTAATATGTAACCCACTTGATACACTAAGAGTAAACTATCAATTAAACCGTAAATTATATTATGACATTGGTTTTTTATATAGGGGAATAAAATATGGTATTTTAACTATCCCATCGTTTTGGGTCATATATTTCCCCGTGTACAAAACCCTTAAGAAAGAAATTAAATCTCCTCTGGCCGCATACATTTCATGTTGTACAGCAAGTACAATTACATCACCTTTATGGGCACTTAGACAGGCTTCCCAAACGAATAAAACTTTAGAAATTTCTTTTAAAAATTTATATAGAGGACTTATTCCTACTTATTTTGTAAATCTAAATTTTACAATACAAATTCCTCTATATGAATATATAAAAACAAAACTAGAAAATAATACAATAAACACATTTTTTGCAGTAGCAGTGTCAAAAACATTCGCATCTATTATGTTTTACCCATTTGATACGATTAGAACCAGAATTAGAGACGGAAAACATATATTATTTTCCAAAAAAATTAATTATTATAAAGGAATTAGTATATACATTGCAAGAAGTTTGCCTTATCACGTTTCTATATTCTGTACATATGAGTACATCAAACGTTTTTTTTCATAAAAAAATTAATATACGAAATCCCTTGTAGATAAGAATCTGCAAGATCGTCTTTTTTTTTATGTTTTTCAAAAAAATCCTGATGTGTTTTGATCAATTCTCGTGTATGAACTATTCCTAAATTTTTATTTTGACGATATTTACACTTAGACTTATGTTCAATTTGTGTATCAGAACATTTTAATTTATATTTTGCAGGGTAGAACATTATAGTACATCTCCTATTTTGTTCGTGTTGAATTCTCAAGGTAAAATAAACATATAATGCCGTTGATATATTTCTCATTTTGGGGTTAAAAGATGGCTGTTTTTCTAATAAAACAGTATCGGCTTCTAGCAGATATTCTAAATTATCCAATGCTTGAATAACAGAAAGTGTTTCATTGGTCCCGGAACAATCTAATACGTCCCAATCTAGAATACTTTTATCTTCGCCATCTATTAAACAATATGCTAAATTCTTAATACCTATATCGAATGAAAGTATAATCATATACAATGTAATGTAATGTAATGTAATGTAATGTAATGTAATTATTATTTAATGTGATGTAATGTTTAAATTAGTTATTGGATATTTATACAAAACACCTTCTTTTGTTTTTAAAATGTGATAATATGTATAATTTATACTGATATCAGGCTCAGGTTCTAGATTTTTCTTATCTAACAAACTTAACAAACACCCCATTTATATTCTTTTATCTATATTAATCAACGATTTTATATCTGATATACTTACCTTTTTTTTAATTTTAGGTTTTTTAAGATTATTTATATCATTGATATCCCATGATATGAATAGTTTATCGTCTGCTAATAACACAACGCAAAAACCTTCATTTTTTAAAATTGTAAATAAATAAGTAGTAATTTCTGCTACATTATAACTAGGAAAACCGAATGTATAATTCGGAACTGTATAAACACATCTTAATTCACCGTGTTTTGAAAGATGTCTAATCTTGTCTGCCATCTTTCGAAGTATATTGTTTCTAAGAGTATCATATCTCAAATTTTGTCTTTTCTGGAGTTCTAAAATATCTCTTAATCCAGACATGTTTATACATTACGTATATTACAATTTACTTAAAAAAGCGTATTTTCTTTATTTTCAGGTTCATTATCATCAGCAACCGATTCATTATCATCCGATTCATCGTCATCCGATTCATCGTCTGATATATCATACTGTTTATTCACGGTCACATCAGTCTCTGGTTTTATATTTTTTAATTCATTTATACTCTCGATAGAATTTTCTTGTATAATATTTTTATCCGGTACAAGAGTCTCAACACTTTCATTATTGCTTAACATGTTTTCAACTGCCTTGGAATGTATAGGTTTTGATATAGGAATTATAGGTATTTCTTTACTTTCAGGTTTAAAATCTTCATCATCTTCATCATCTTCGGACATTTCATCTTCTTCCGGTGCTTCTATTACGTTATTGTTTTCCGGATACTTAGTTTCTGGTTCATTAAACGCCCCTGATAGGTATTCATTTAGAATATATTCTATAGGAATTTGATTTGCTATGGTTTCATTTATAGATTCGGTTATTAATTTAAACATTTTATTTTTTTCATCATATATACAATGCGGGTTGTAATAAATTTGTTCGCTACATGACACTATAATTTTATGCAAAAACGAATTTAAACTTGGAACCTTAATTTTGACCGATTTATCATCTGCTGTTAATCTAACACATGCTAAAATTTTAACGTGACTTACAAAAATAGCCGTAATCAAATCCATTAAATATGGAAATTTTCTATTCAAAGAATTTAATTTTTCTTCTAGTTTAAAATCAGTCCAATTGGGAACGCTTTTAAGTTCTTTTTGAAAATTTGAGTATGAAACACTCAGTCTAATATTATTTTTTTGAGAATCTTCGAATATACTATGTAAAATATCGTAAATACCAGACTGGATACAGTTTATAAGTTGTTTTGAATATTCTTCCTTGGCGGCCACCAAAACATTAACATTTAGAGTTTCAGACATATTATTAGTAATTAACACATTTTTAAAAACCGCGATTTTAAACTTTTAAAATAAAAACATTTATTAATTTATAATATATATGTCTGCAGAATGCAAAATTAATAGCAAAACGGTTACATGGACACTCGATTCTAAATTTGTCGACGATATTAAAAGGTATATTCGCGTAGGGAAAACAGAGGTAGCAGGCGACATAATATTTAAGGACACCAATGATTGCATAAAAGGTATATGTGATAAAAAGAGTACCTCTAAATACAAAATACATGAGGGGCAAAACGATTCTGTTATGACTCCAACTGGTTTAATCAATTTCCATACTCATCCAAAAAGTATATATAACTCCGAAGAAACGAAATATGGATGGCCGTCGGGTGAAGACATGGCGCAGGTAATCCAATTTGCAAAACTGAACACGATAAGACACATCGTCTTTACTGTCGAAGGTGGTTATATTATAAAAGTAAACAAAAAGGTTAGTAATTACGATGCTAAAATGATAGAAAATGTACTAAGATATACTCATATTTACAGATCTTTAGACCAAGGCGTACAATTTAAAAATTTTAAAAAAGACTTTGGAGTTTCGGGAAGAACGACCGTTGATATGTGGTTAAATCTTGTTAATGATTTGACACTCAATAAGTTATATAAATATTATAACTTATTTAATCCAAAAAAAAGAAAAGTACCAACGGGTAAAAAGGCTCACGAGACTATATTTACAGTTCAACTTAAAAAATTATCCAACAAGTTTACATTTAAGGCTAACCACATTAATGAAGACTGTCACTTTACACTTTACGGCTTGTCTCCTGATTAACTTCATATATTTCTAATGTTTCATAAAAATTTACGAGTATACCGTTATTACAATTTAAATTCTTAAGATATTTCCTAAGTTGATTAATTTCTTTAGAGGTTATTCTTGAATTTTGAGATTTAAGTTCAAGAATATTAGTTATCTTTCCGCCACTATTATATAATACAATATCCGCTCTTTCAAAACCTAGATAATACCCTTTATATATTATAGGAACTACAACTTCGGTCTGTGTAATCTGCCCCCTTAAATTCAATTCAAGATACAATGCAGATTGATATATATTTTCTTTGTAGTATCCACCTAGTTCACCGGACACAGTTTTAATACATTCTAAAACTCCTTCCATAATATAAAGAATCATACTTCTTTTTAAATCTTTTTATGCACGTATTCTTTAGAACTAATTAAAAAAAACTTACTTCTCTAATTTTTTTCGCTATTTTTTTCGTGTCAAGAATATTGTCATCTTCATCGCGATCTATAATAGAATATTCAGATAACACGGGTTCATGTAACCTCTTTTCTTTCTTAATTTTCATTTGTTGAATTTCCCATCGTATATAAAACGCTGTTTTAGTATAAACTATTACATCTCCTTTAAGAAGAATAATACCATTTAATTCATCATCGATGTCTGAGATACCAAGTTTATTTTTCTTATGAAAGAAGTATGTTTCGTCGCTGAAAAAGCAATTCAATAAGTTTCCGTCGCTAATGGCATTACGATACAGACTTGAACAAGAATCTATGTCTAATTCTTTTCCAAAAAAATCTTTACTCCTTTCAGAAGTGATTTTAATTATATCTTTAGAAATAGTTTCTAACTCGGAAATTGTCGTTTCGTCGAGAAAAATTTTACATTTTTCTTTTTCTTTATCTATATATATTTTAGTTTTTGGGATTTGAAATGTAATCTCAGAGGATCCATCCATTATTTTAGAAAAGAAAACGTTATCATCTACCTTATTAGGTTGATATATTAAAATACTTTCTTTAATTATGCCCATATTACATTACATTAAAGAAAGTATTTTAAATGTTATTTTTTAACGTAACTTAGTTTACTAGTAAACACTGGGAAATAAAAAAATGACCGTCATTGCACGTAAACGAACAAACAACTTTTTCTGTTACTTTTAATTTTGAAAATGGTATATCGTTTTTATATTCATCGAAAAATTTTGAACTTGTTGTATTTTTAAGTATAATTGCACTGTTTAAGGTCATATCTGTATTTATTTTTTTAACATTATATAATGTTTTAATGTATCCGCATACATTCATGAAATTGTCGTGGACATGAGAGTCTTTATTTATTTTTAAAATAAGTCTTCCATTATCTTTTTCAGCGTTTATAATAGGACTTTTGATAATCAGGTTATCTTCGGCTATATTATATCTTAATTCGGTTCCGTGAATATAAAGACCCGTTAAATTTATTTTTTTGTATGATATCATATCTACGAGTTATAGAATTATACAGATATACAATTATACATATATATTAATTAAGAGTATTTAACGTGTTAACTGTACATACCAAATGGAGGTACATCCGCTGTTTTTTTGCTGCCGACGAATACATTAAGCGCTTCTTTAAACTCTGTAATATTTATATTATATAAATTTTCTTTACCAAAGTTATTTCGCATATTTATTATCATTGCTTTTTCTATTATATTATTAATGTCGCCACCGTTTCCTGTAAATAATAAGATATGTTTAGAAAGTAAATTGTTTATTTCTGGAATTTTACATGATGTTTCCCATTCTTTTTCTTGAACAAGTTTAAAATAAATTTGTGATAATTCATATGGTGTATAGTTTTCTATAGTAAATGTCCAAGGGAATCTTCTACGAAGCCCAGGGTTCATAGAAAAAAAACATGCATCTAATTCGGTTTTGTATCCAGCTATAATACATATTATCTTGTCTACATTTTCAGTTAAGTATTGATTTAGAGTATCTATACATTCTTTGGCGTAAGAATCTTCTCCACCCGGCGATTTTGACCCCAGTGAATATGCTTCATCTATTAACATTACACCTTTTTTACATCTCTCGAGAGTCTCCATTGTTTTGATTGCCGTACCTCCAAGATATTCAGAAATTAAATCCGACCTTCTTACTATATTAAACTTTGGTTTTTTAAATATTCCCAATTTTGAATAAATTCTAGATAAAATATTCGATACAGTGGTCTTACCGGTGCCTGGCGGCCCCTCTAAAACCGTGTGCAGCATAACACCATCTCCATCTGATTGAATAAAGAATATAATTTGGTCTACTATTTGTTTTTTAAATTTATGTAAACCAATCATATCATTTAACTCATTTAATTCCGGGAGTAAATCAGGTAAAAGATACATTTTTCTAGGATAATTAATTCTGCCTCTTTTACTGGGTAATTTCATACGTTTATAATCACCTATCATGTCTATTAGATTTTGTAAACAATCTAATGTGTATTTTGTTATATCAAATAAATCATCTGATATATTTGTCGTAGATAAGACGCGTTTCATATACGTTATATATATATTATTTTTTTATATGCGATAATGAACACACGTATTCAATATCTAATAGATGAAATTGACGCAAATGACCAAATTTGTACCACTAAAATAATTAAAGATTTTGAAAAAAAAATTAAAAAAAAAATAAATAGATACAATTGCAAAACCAAACTAGAAGATTATAAAATAAATTATCTAGATTATACATTAAATTATCTAGATTATATTGTATTGTATTATATCTGGAAAAACTGTGATTTACATACTGATATAGAAGACATTCTCGTTATAATGTATTCCTTTTACAAACTCGAAGAATTTTATTTTGATAGTGATATATTTAATCTCAAAAAACCTTTGTATATAATCAACAATTCAAATATTAATTTTTTAATTGTAGATATATTTAATATATTGTATACATTAAATGAATAATTTTGAACTTTATTATGAAAATGATGAAAAAAGATTAGAGTACATGACCAGAACCCCTTGGCTTAAAAATAAACTTACAGGGGAAATAGTTTTATCTGGCGAAGGTTATCCAATTGGAGACAATAACCGAGATCCTAGGTGGAAAGGTTACCCAATGTCTTTACATTTCAATAATGGTGTAATGAATGCTCTGCCTCTCTTAACGGGTCCCACTGAAATTTATATGTCAGAGGGCCACTATGCAATGTATGTACCTAAACCAAATGATTATGACAGAAATGTGTTTACTTATGCCTCGCTTTTAAGAGAACGTTATACAAAATACCTCGCCGATATCCGTAAAGCGAATCTTTCCGCTTTTGAGAAGGGTTTAAAAGAATTAAAATCAACCAAAAGCGCAATGAATAAAGAACTTAAGCAAGAATACGCAAATCTAAGAAATTTAGAGATTCAGATTGAGCGATATGATAGTGCAAATAAGAGAAAATTAAGAGCGGCCGCAAGAGGTCTCGATGTTGAGCCGGCCGGCGGAAATGGAAAAGGAATTGTAAAAGATATATATAATGCTAAATTGACAGAAATAAAGAATATAGAACAGAATTTGAATAATGTAACAACTTTAATAAAACAACTTAACATCAATATTAATTCATTAAGATAATGTATAAATTAAGCGTGCCCGAACACTTAAAAAATATATATTCCACGCGAGATCAGGCCAATGAAATTAATAAAATACTTAGATTATATATCTCAGACGGAGATACGGTTACCGATGCAACTGCGTGTATAGGAGGAAATTCAATTTTTTTCCAAAAAGATTTTAAATGTGTAAATATAATAGAAAAAGATAAGGATACATTTTATATATTAAAAAAAAATACAAATTTTTCAAATTGTAAACATTATAATTGTTCATATATAACCTTGATGTACATACTTAGACAAGATCTTGTATTTTTAGATCCGCCATGGGGTGGTACGTATTATAAAAAGAATTATAATATAAATTTATATCTTGATAACATAAATGTAATAGACATCATAAACAATTTATATCATTATACGAGATATGTTGCTATGAAAATTCCAAATAATTATAATTTAGAATATGTAAATAAAAATTTTTGGGAATGGAAAATATATCCTATATATAGTAACAAAAAAAAGATATACAATTTAATCGTATTCTATAAAAGAATATAAAGACTATGTACATTATTATTTATAAATGAAATATCTGTATGGTTGCCCGAGTGGTCTAAGGGGACAGACTTAAGATCTGTTGGCGAAAGCCTCGTGGGTTCGAACCCCACACCATACAGATATTTTATTAAATTCATAGTATATTTAATTTTATGCATCTACCATAACAATGTTTTTATGTTTTTTAATTATATCAGAATAAAATTTCGCAAATTTAAGCATTTTAGAAAATATCTCAGTATTTGTTCCAATTAACATATGTTTATTTATCTCTTCATATGATTTACCTGGGTTTAATATTCTTAATACTGTAAACATTAATGACCATGTTACGCAATAACCATTTCTATTTCTAGGTTCTACATGTTGAATTCCCGCAGTTGGACACGCTACTGAAAGATATATAAATTTATATTCTGGTAATATTTTTTTAAATTCTGCTTTGAGAATATCGTCTACCTTATCTTGATCATAGGACGGACACGAAAATTTACCGCATAGATTACCATGTGGATCATATCTATCTATGGTTTTTAATACAGTATCGAAGATTAATACATTGGCATGACCCCCTTCAACCTTTGGGATATCAATTTCAGACGTGGAAAAACTTAAACCCATTGCAATATATCTTTCCTTACAGGTTCTAATTGAATTTATTGCACCTGGATGTATAATAAAATCGGTAGAACCTTGTGTAGAAATTTGTCTAAGAGGGGCGTTATATAATTGAGCGTGATTTAATTCTCTATAATTCTTCCAAGGTCCTGTAGAACTGTAATTAGTATTAATTTTAAATTTAGGTTGTTTTTTATCGAGTGGATTTATATATAAATAATACTTTTGGTTAAACCAACATAAATTTTTTTTAAATACGGCATCTTCTTTCATCATTAATTTTAAAAAACGTGGAATATTTGTAGTTGTTCTTAAAAACCAAAATGCACCCTTTTTCTCATCCTCTTCAAGTGGGGTAATTTCAAAAGACCCCAGATATTCATTAATACTGACTATACCGTCCTTGTCTACGTCAAGATTTTTTTTAAGTTTATCTATATCAATGTCATTTTTTGGTTTAATAACAAGAGGTGTTACTCCGGGATCGTTAAAAGCAATAGACCATCCTTGTGACATCAATTTCTTAACAATGGGACTTGTAATATTTATACATCTACCTGTATTTGGATTTACCAATCTTTTAATGTCCTTTGGACAAACTTTAAATATCTTAACGTCATCATTTTTAGGCTGTACCGGAGGCTGATTTTTATTAGGAGTTACTAATATAGTATAACCCTCCTGAATTAATTTTTTTATTATAGGACTAGTTTCCATAACACACCTACCTGTTTTTGGATTAACTAATTTTTTAATATCCTTTGGACACCGTTCTATATTTTTACTCATTTTAATATATATTAGATATAATATTATATTATATATTGTAAAATATGGACAGCAGATCCAAATTGATAGAATGTGTAAATAAAATAATATTAGACGAATATAATTATCTGAATCAAAAATCAATTGAACTTAAAACAAAAGGAATTACTGTAATTGATATCCGACTTGCAAAAAATAAACATAAATTTCTACACGGCACAGACTGGTTAGAATTAATTAAAACAATTCAGATGCGCGATTTTAAAACCAAAGATCCCGCATTTGGGTTTGTATTGGGGGCATTTGGGGCTTTTGGAAATCCGGCAAGCTTTCATAGTAAGGAAATATATGCTTTACGTTACATTTTATTCCATAAATTAAAAATTGTATTCAGAAATATGGACCCAAATAGAAAATTAGAAACACTTTTTGATAGAATAGCAATTCGTAGAAAAGGTGCGACGGTTTCCGGGGAATCTTTTCACAGAGATACATGTTCTTTGCAGAAAGATGAAGATAACATTTATGGAGGGTGGATAAATCTAGACAATACAGAAACTCAATATTTTTCTTGCGTTCCTGGTACTCATACGTGCAAGGGGAGAGGAGGATTTGAAAGAATAGAAGGAAAATATACTGATACTAAGATAAAAATTCCAGTTAAACCTAAACAAGTAATTATATTCAATCAAAACATAATACATGAAATTTTTCAACAAAAGATTTCGAAGACTAATATCCGACTCTATTTAGGCTGGAGACATACATTCAGTGATGAACCTTTATTAAATGACAAAATCGATCCTCAAAAAAATATTAATGTAGTCTTAAGGGACCAAATTGTACCTGTGTTACCAAGCGGCGACATTCCATATATGTACTCTAGAAATCATCCCGGGTTACATAGACATATGATTGTACAAATTTCCAAAGAAATTAAAGACTATTATAAAATTAACAATCAAAAATATGAAAATGGAACAGTTGTATCAAGGAGTTTAATTTACCCAATATCCAAGATAGATATACCAAATGAATATAAAAAAATTTACTATCCAACTGAAATTTAAGCAAGGTGAAGATCTACATTTATACACAAAATTTCGGTTTTTTGTTTTTTAGAAATTAGTTTAATTATAAATATTAGTATTATATAGTCAAAGTTTATAAATTTATTCATTAATTTATTTATTAATTTTATTTGCTTCGATAATCCAAAGTTCATACAATTATTACAATTTTTTATTTTACTTAAATACTCATATTATTTAAAAAATATATACATTATGAACATTTTCTTTCTGTCTATATGCCCCAAGACGTGTGCTATTATGCATTGTGATGCTCATGTTAGAAAAATGATATTAGAATATGCTCAAATGTTATGTTCAGCGCATCATGTCTGCGGTAGATATAAAAATCCAAATTTATATAAGATAGCATTTAAAAATAATCCGTGTACAGTCTGGGCAAGAGCGTCAGTGGGCAATTACATTTACCTATACACATTATTTATAAATTTATGTAGAGAATTTACATATCGTTTTGGAAAGATACATAGTTCTCAAAAACAACTTGAAAAGTGCTTATCTTTTATTCCACTTGGCGTTCCCAATGGAAATATTACTAAATTACATCAGGCTATGCCAGACCGATGTAAACTTAAGAGAGATACATCTGCTTATCATAAGTATTACAACATGGAAAAGACTTATTTTGCAAAATGGACTAAAAGAGAAACTCCCTATTGGTATTCCCCAATTAAATAATAATTTAAAATAAGTCTTTAACATTAAATGGCCAAATCTTTTATTAAATTCTTGAAACAAAAAATCACTGTATCAGTTTTAATAACTGTAATCGTTTTTAATATCTTTAACCCCGTTACAGATGATATTTTTGTTCCGGTCATAGGATATATCATAGATCCAAATGCATATCTCGATAAATCTAAAATCACGTTAAATGAAAATTATGAAATTAAATACGGTATTTTTTTAAAACAGTTTATCATTAGCGTAATGATACTTGGACTAGTTTATTACATTGATAACTTCTTTTTCTCTAGTTCAATATAATAATTTAATCCGTCTTTATACATAGATTTTACATATATATTATGGTAATTATAATACAAATGTAAATATTTTCTAATAGCGGTACCCTTTTTGTCTAAAAAGACACTTTTTAGAAAATTATAATCATATTTTTCGTCGAGTTTAATAACATCGTCTTCTCCGTCGCATTTAATATAATACAAAAATGTACAATCTTTGTCTGACTGCAAAAGATCATTTGGTTCTGGAATACATAAATCTTGAATCAGTTTATTGTAAGCGGACGTATACATTTTGTTATAAATGCTCTGAGTTTTTTCGTGCGGATATTTATTTTCATCCGTGGGATCTAATATAAAAAATTCCCAGCCTTCTTGTGGCATATTTTATATTGGATAAATATATTATATTTTTATATTAATTAATCTTCTGCGTCTTCCTCGGTCTCTTCCTCGGTCTCTTCCTCGGTCTCTTCCTCGGTTTCCCCATCAGATGAGTCAGAATCGAGGTCAAGATATTCTAAGTCTGTATCTGTAACCATCTCAAACTCCTTTTCTACTAATTCTTCATCTGGAACATCAGGCTTTATTTCTAGAGGAGGGAATAAGTGTTTCAATTGTTCAATAATCTCTGGAGTCATGTTGGTTTTATTAACACATGTAAATTTAATAAAAAGATCGCCATACATCCCTGGGTTACCCAAAACAGGCATACCAAGTCCATTTACTTTCTTAAGTAAATTATTTTCTTCATCAAAAACGTCAAATGGGTCACCTTTAATTACCAATGTTTTACCATTTAGGTGCTTGATGTAAATCTTGGGTTGAAATGTTTCTGCGAATGAAATCTCTTTTTCGATGATTAAATTATTACCATCCCTTGTAAAACAACCATGTTCTTCAACGTCTAAATACACAACTATATCACCAGTTTCGTATCCCTGTTTCTCATCTGCCATATGATTAAATCTAATTGTTTGCTCATCGATCATACCCGGTTCAATCTTAATACTCAACTTCTTTTTTTCATCTTGATAGGAACCATCGGGTTCAATCCTCTGTCGCCGAAGAGCAATCTTCTTTTTACCTCCGTTATATAGATCGTCTAATGTTACAGAAACTGTAAATGTCATGTCTTTTGTTCGGGGGGCAATAGGATCTTCATCTTCCGATGAATCTGTTATTATTTCAACCATTTTCTTTTTCTTCTCTTTACGATTGTTAATTGGTTCAGGGTCACTTATGTCCAACTTTATTTTTGAATCTTCTGGTGTAACCGGTATCTTTTGTTTACCCTGTTTTTTAGATGTCTGAACAGGTGCAAACATTTCCGGTTTAACTAAATCTGTTACCGATTTAGTGATTTTGCCTATAACATTAGACATATCTGCTTCGGTTAGATTCTTACCACTTTTCAATTCGGACGGAGGCTCGATTTGCGATGCTACTTGCTGAGCAAGACGCATAATATGGGCCATGTCGGGCATTTGCTGAGCCATTGCAGTTAATATAACTTATAGACTATATTTTTAATGAGAATATTTAACGAGATATTTACTTCTTTCCGAGGTCTATACGTTCCTTTTTATCATCATTGGGCGGTTCTATAAATGAGACAGTTGTGCCATATTTCATTGACCCAGTTTTTTTATTAACTGGATTTTCTATTTGATTAGTTAATGTCTCTAAGATCTCAAATGCTTTCTTACCCTTATAAACCTTATTAGGGTCATCATCTATTATAATCAATGGTATGATATCGACATCAATTTTACTACTCTCTATTTTATCTTCTTTTAAATTAATAAATTCCTTATCATAACCATTTATATTAGAGACTTGAAGTATAAAATCCATAGACGCCTTACACGAAGGATGATAAACCACTGTTAGATTTTTTGTGTTACCCATTTTATTATAATGATAGAAAAACTAAAATAAAATACAACGTAATTATCTTCTTCTTGCATTCATATATATATTCTTCTTGGTCTTTGTATCAGACTTGGGCTGCGGCTCTGGGCGTTTTACCGGTTCCGGAGGTTCTTCCTTACTGCGCAAAATTTTAAGGGCTTCTTTTAATAAATCGGCGTCTACATTGGCATTTTTTGCTTTTGTAATATATCTATAAATGGTTTCTTTATCTTTACTTGTCACCGCTGTCTGTATCTTTTCTACCAACTGTTCCTTTGTAAGTATTTCAAATTTTGGCGAAATTTTTTCTATTTCGTCTAAAACATGTTCTATGTTTATTGTACCTATAACAGTGTTAAAAATATCATGGATATCTATATTATTAATTATTGCAAATCTAATTGCATCTGTATTTGCATTAACTTTGTCAGTACATATGTAATGAAGATCATCATTTGTTTCAAATGTAGAAAAAGCAGATAATTCCATGGCTTCTAAAATATTCTCCTTTGATATTAATGGTAAACCATTTAAAATTTCATTTTGTTCATTTAACTTAATGAAACTCCCTGGTAAACTAGTCATTTTAACCTTTTCAGAAGTTTTTATTAACTCGTCGGGTTTTTGAATGTATTCGTATATAGTATTATACCAATAGTACCCCCTGTAATTATTTAACATAATATAGTTTTCATTAGATACATAGCAATGCACAGGTTCCATAATTGTAACAGGATTTTTAGTAGTCTTTCTAAACTCTTCAGGTTCTAGAAAAAGTATATCATCTGAGCCCACTACTTCGCACATATATTTATTATCATCGGTTTTCTCGCGCGGAATTACAGTTTTTCCATTAACAGTGTAATTGCGATCTAATGAAATCTTGCCGATAGGTAATTTTCTATTACTCACCCGCGCCATATAAACTGTAAAAGTTTTATATCCATCTAAAATATTCTTTTTTCCCACTACCTTATTAGGCTTTTGGGACAAAATTTCGATAAGTCCTGGATCTAATTGTAAATAATTTTTATTCTCTATATTTTCCTCTGTAATTGTTTTAAGTTTATTATTAGAGTTAGATACGAGTGTATTGTAGTAATTATATAGTTTTTGTTTTTGATCTTTGCCTAATAGACCAATGTCTTCTAAAGTTAATTCCTTTATTTTAGCAAGATTTTCTATATATTTTATAGCCTTTTCTTTAGCATCAGACCACTTTTTGTTCTTTTTGTAGTCTTTTATAGACACATTTAAATCGAAAGTGTCTACGACTTCTGATAACAATGGCATGCCTTTACATTTGGTTTCAATCCATTTACACTTATATTTCAGACTATTTATATCTAGAGAAAAAGAGTTGGAATCGTTACACGAAGTTTCATCTTTAAACCTGTCACAAGCGTCTAACGCGTCGATTTTTCTTTTAATTATTTCTTTATCGGAAACCCCTTCTCTAGTCTTTATAATTTTACCCCGTGAATCAGTATATTCAAGAATTATATAATTACTACCCGTTAGAGCTTTTGTAATATCGTCCCCTTTGAATGTACAAGGTCCTTCTATTATTACAAATCCGTTGTCCACTCGTTCTTTAAGGTTTGTATCGTATATAGGAAACGTGTTTTCATCAAACTCATATGGGACGCCATATGTCCTAAACTCATCTTTAGAAACTGGATAAGCATAACCAGGTTCTTTTACACCTAACCTTGGTCTTACGGTATAATGTATAGTTCTATTAGGAATTTTCAAGTATTCATAGTCAGTGTAACCAATTGGTGTATAGTCTACCATTTCAATTAGGGTATCTTTTTTGTCGTAATTTGCAATAAATCCCATTATATTTTTCCAAAGTTCAAACGAATCGTCTACTAAGTTTATCTGGAATACATCTGCAAGGCGTTCAAGTTCTGATCTTGTATAATTTTCTTTAATTATATTACCGGAACTATCATACATGTAAAACATTGGATAATTTCCGCCATATATATAATAACCGGAAATATACATATATTTCTTATAAATTATTCCGTATTTATTCTGTTTTGGTCTCATTTCTGATATAATCGGAGGATGATACGTGTTAGATGCCAAAATTTTTAATCTTTCTATTTTAGATTGTCTTGCTGCCGATTTAATAATTCTAATAGCCTTAATATAATTAATATTAACGGGTTTTTCTTTATTTCGTTGATCATTTATAAATTTATCCAAGGCATTAATTTCTTCGCCGCGTAGAGTTGTGATATATTCTGTAAATTCAGAATCATTAAATTTTTCCGAGAATAGTTTAAGTCTTGAAATGTCTACTACTGAAAATTCGCCCTGTGTTATTATAAATTCCGTTATCATACTATTTAACACCGCCGGTTCCAACCGAGGACACTCTTCGCTACTTGTACTTGTCCCGCAGCGCAAAGACATTATAAATGAACATAATTTTTTGTATTCGTCATTTATAATTTTATTATAATAAAGGTAATCTTGGTGGGATTTTGAAAATTCATACAATATATTCTCGGTTGTAATAGAGTATTCCACTGGATCTTTTGCATTACATTTCTTAAAAGTGTTTTTCAATAAATTCTGAGCAGCCATTCTTTCGGCTACAGTTGCAATTCTATATATTCTTCTAGATGGTAATCTATTTCTTTGTTTTAAAAGATATCTAAGTCTATAATTTAATTCTATATATCCTTCCGGTACAATTAAACTTTTGTAGTGACGCAAAGAATTATTCCAGAGAATCTTTTCAGAATACTCATTCATAATTTCTTCAATTTCTAAAAGAGATAATTCGGAATGAATTTCTTTAAACTTTTTAAAATTAAATTGAACGTTTTCTAATTCAGTTTGATAAGTGTCAAAGTTTGATGTATATGGCCTCCAATTAAGAATTATATTTATATTTTCCTGTTTATCGCCCGCGATGTCTATATCATCTTCGGGAATAATATAAGGTGTTTCATAAGCAAGTAAAGTAATTATACTTTCGTCACCTAAAATAAGATCTTGAAGTTTAGATTGATGATTGTTTATTAAAAAGAAGATCTTAGAAATATTTTTATCGTAATTAACACTCGAATAATCAAAAATGTCGGACTCAATTTTATTTACTGCATTTTGAGAACCAGGATAGTACTGCGTAAAATATTCCATAAGTCTATACAATCCTTTTTTCCTTATGTCATAAATGACTGTTCTGTCTTTAAAGAGTTTTGATATACTTGAATGCCCGGATAAGTTAAACGTCTCAATGTCTTCTCCGTATGAAATATAATAATTTATTTTACGTATTTTAGTTAATAATACGTCTCTTGATTCACCTTTAACTCTTTTAGAATTTTCTAGAAGTATCGCTTTTAAATCTTTTAAATAGTCATCAAATGACATATATCTTTTAACGATATTCTTCAGATTATCATCGGGTAAAGAACCTCTTAATTCCCAAGCGTCCACAATTTCTGTTTTATTACCCTCTTTAGATTTAAGTATTTTATACATCGGATCTTCAATAGGTAAAACTGTTACAAAATCAGAATCTGAATTTAAATTTTTAACGTCTGCTCCTTCTTTAATAGCGAGATGTCCTATACGCCCAGTTTCAATGTACATTTGATTTCCTTCAGTGTCTATACTCGGCATCGAGTAAGTATACTGTTTGAAAAGTTGATCAGAAGGTATTTTGTAGTAATCAGTGTTCTCATCGCTTAGAATTTGTTTTAAATTTTCATAATTTTCAGGATGACTTCTAAACTTAAAGACTTTTTGTTTATTAGATCTAAGCCTCTCTATATAACTCATAAATCTGGTTGTAGATGATCCGGCACATTTTAAAAGATCCTGAGTGGACATCATCCTGAGCCTGATCTTAAGATTGTTAAGACGATCAGAATACATCTGTTCATCTGGTGATAATAAATTACCTCTTTTTTCAATTTTTTTAATATTACCTATTTTATCACTGAGTGGCGGGACATGCTTAAATTCATAATTAGTCTTATCAGTCTCATAATTATAAAAAATTTTAGAAATTTCAAATGAAGATATATAGAAGTTAACTTTTAACTTAAATGTATCCCATTCTTGTGAATCAGCCGTTTTCGGTGGTATAGTTATGCCTCGTTTTTTAGCGACCGATTTAAGATACTTTGTCTCTTCGTCTTGAAGTTTGAGGAGTTTGTCCTTAAGAGAGAGATCTATATCCAACTTTACATTTTCGGGGTCTTTTTTGTCGTACTCTGTACCTCTCTTTAGCAATTCGTATTCTTTTCTTAGGAAAAATATATAAGATATATTAAAATCGTGCTCTGTAATATCACCGCGGCGATATTCGGCTATCTTTTCATTCTTCATGTCTCTAATTTTTTGAAGTATAGCTTGATCTTCGTCATTTAATATAAATGTTTTGGTTTTAATGTCAATGTAATACCGTGTTTTAAACATTTCAATTTCGAAATCCTCATGGGTTACAGTTCCGCTCGCCAACATATCTGACAATGTCTCTTGCCATCTTTCTAAAGTTCCTATTTCATCGTATAAATCTGAATCGATTTCATCAGGGTCAAATCCCGAATCTTCCATTATTATAATATATTACATATTAAAAGTTTTAAAAAAATATAAAATATAAAGATATTAAAATATAATGCAAACTGTATATATTTTAAAAGATTCACGTAGAAGTTATAATGCTTTGTTACAATTGTATAATTCAGCAGATTTGTCTACTAATATAATAGTCGTAAATAAATTTTATGCCAAGATATTACTTTTAGATAAACGTGTTAAGACATTTCCTTTTATAATAAATACTTTGCCCACCAGTATAGGATTAATACCTAAGTTCGCAAAAGTGTTACCATTAGATTTATTTTTATATATCGAGCGCACTAAAAAAAATAAACCAATTAAAGAAATTAAAAATAGAATTACAAATTACAATAAATTTAATGAGAAAACTTCGAGACATTTACATACCGATGTTAATGTACCAAGTATTCGCAATAAATTTTATAAGCGTGATAATTTCATTAAGCAAAATAACAACCCTGTTAGTAAATTTAGAAAACCTCTCATTAGAACAGTTAAAGAAAGCGACGGCAGCGTAAATATAATTATGAAATAAAAAATAATATAATTATAAATACATTAATTATGAAAGAGTTCTGGGATTTTAATGAAAATAAGAACTATTCAACAATTGGGGGATATAAAGTGTTGGATATGTATGGCGACAAAACTGACGCTTCTAAATTATTAAAGAAATTAAAATTTATAATTTATAAATCTTTTATGAGTATACAATTCACCGAAAATATAACCCCAGAAATTAGACTTTTATTAACTACACCATTTAGACTACAAGAAATGCAACTAGAGGAATCTCAAGGTGATGTTATATTTGAAGGCATTAACAAACCAAAAGACGTTTATACCAAAAAAGGCGCCAGATATATAGGGGAAGACAAAAATCTCAGGGCTAAACATCGCATTATATTTCTTACAATTAGATATAAAAACGGAAAAATTAAAAAAATTAAAAATATTCTACGACTTCTCTCACACGAGCTTGCACATACAGCTTTAAATCATGTTAGATGGAGAGATGATGACCACGGGAAATCTTTTGATAAATTAGATAAAATGATATTAAAACATCTTAGATTAAATTTATAATGACTACCATACAGATTGAAAATTTTTCCGAAGATATAACAGAAATAAGTTATAATAACGGTTATTCTAGACCTTCCAAGAGTTTATTAACACCCGAACTTTATAACACATTTAAAACAGTTAAAGACAATAATATTTTACCCAATTTATCTAGAGAAGATTTAATTCAAGAATGTACAAGTTATATATATGACACACATACATTGTTTGAAAAAAATTTGCTTATATCTGACATCTACTTTACACTTATAGATCACAATACATTTAATAATACAATTGAAGAAATTAAATGTACTAATAAAAAACACGTTGCTATAATTTTTATAGATATATATACATACCCCAAGGTACAATTTATGTATATCCTAAGTAAATACTTCACGGATGTGGTACTATCCATGTCGCAGTTTTATAATTTTGGTATTTTATTTTGTAAAAACAAATTACATAACAATTTTTTAGCTATAAATAATAGAGGAAATGTGAAAGACTTTAACGTTAAAATTCCCGAAAGAATACTATTATATATTAAGAATTATAACAATTTCATTTTTAAGAGAATAGTAGAAATTGATAAGAAATTAAATGATATGTGTTATTCTATACAATCGGTTCAAAAAATAAATAACGAAATAGAAATAATCAACAAGTATTACAAAATGTATATATCAAAATGTGTCTATACCAATTGTAATAATTGTAAATTGATTTATTCTAACTTTCTAGACAGTTGTATATGTGAAAAATGTTATAATTTATTCCTGTGATTTTTTTCCTCCGTAACGAGAGGCTGCCAGTTTAAATCTTTCTTTATGTGACATATCCGGGTGTGTAGCCTTAACATTTGCTAACTCCGCTTTCATAAATATATTATATGCACTAGGTGCCCTAGTTTTCTTTTCTTTTTTTTCTACAGACTTTCCCATTTTTAATTCCTTGATTTCTTTTTCAAGTATTTCTAAGCGAGCCTCCATTTGAGATATATACATATCTTAATAAACACAATTAAACGTACATTAAACCTGATTAATTTTGATAATGTAGACATTTATTTCGGGACTTTGAGCATATGTTTATCGCAAAGAGGATAGTTACCATAATAATTTTTATTGAAAAAAGATGCCCCACATTTTTTACATTTATACATGCAAGTTTCTACACTTGTCTCAGACATAACCTTGAGAAGATCCCAATTAACCTTAATTTCTCCGTCAAAAATCTCAACAGGTTCCATTTATATTTATATATTCACATTTAATATTAAAATTTCCTAAGAAATGTATACCAGTTTGGTCTTTATACTTACTTGAATATACTACACGTTTTATACCACTCTGTATTATTAATTTTGTACATTCTTTACACGGAGACATGGTGATGTACAACGTAGAACCAATTGACGATTGTCCAGATTTTACAAGTTTAGTTATGGCATTGGCTTCTGCATGTAATACATACCATTTAGTGTTACCATTCTCGTCTTCACAATCATTGTCGTAACCCACGGGTGTACCGTTATACCCATCTGCTATTATAGAATTATCCTTTACTATCAATGCTCCTACCCTTTTTTTGGTAGCATAAGACATTTTAGATAAATTGTCGGCGAGTTCTAGATAAATAGAATCATATTTATTATTATTCATAAATAACGAAGCGTAATGTGTATTGTATAATGTATAATGTATAATGTATAATGTATAACGTATAATGTATAATGTATATATATACTTTACTTTTAAGTAATATAAGCATAAGTTTCTGTAAAGATATCTAAACTATTTAAGAAAATATTGGAATTTTTATAAAGGGGAAATTTTAGTTTAAATTTTTGATAAGGAGTAAGATCCCATGGCCATAGTTTAAGCACTTTGCTATTTGAAATTTTATATTCTATTTTATTGAACTTCATAACATGTAAAACTTTATACATCAAAGTGTTCCAATTTCTATAAGATCTAGGTACAACATGTTTTGTTTCTTTAATTTCCGCTGTTGGGGGAAATGATATATAATTATCTATAGTTGAATAATTAACATGATTTACACATCTTTTAGTAATTTCTGGAATATCATCCGAACTTTCAGGCGATTGAATCCATTTAACAGATGAATTTTTGTTATGAGAATGACAGATAGCACAATAATAACCAGAATTATAGTCTGTAAATTGCACATGTTTAACATTTTGATTTTGTTCTCCATTAAAATTTTTAATGTTTTTTATACTTTTCCAAATATGCAAATGAATTCCTGAAGGATCGTAATAAGGCCCGGGTCCGCTTGAAGAACAATTATATAACGGTTTTTCCGGGCCTTCGCCTTTTTTTTTAATTATAATAGAATCCAGAGCCTCAATAGAACATTTTTTTCCGTTAAAATTAGCATCCCATTCTTCCCTTTCAGTTAATACACTCTTTCGGTATTTCTCAATTGACATAGTCATTTAATGAATTACAATACGTTAAATCAAATTTAATACATTGTAAGTCTTTAATATAATTTATTTTTTGTAATAAATTACTTATTTTCTAGAGTTGAAATAAGAGCCTGTCTAACTTTATCATTAACTTTACCTATAAGAGAAAATTCTTCGGGCTTAAAAAGTCCTCTTGAAGCGCCAACATTTAAAATAGACAAAAAAATCTTAAGATCACCCGCGGCAAGAGTTACATTTGCACTATCATCAACATCGTCTATCTTATACTTAGGTTCAGCAGGGTCCATATTTTTTATTATAAATGTATATATTTAATTTCTTTAAATTAATTTAATTTAAAAATTGTCTAGTTCTTCAAGGGTTTTATCTAAAATTTGTTCGGGTCGGTTATATTCAGTTACTCTTTGCTCGAAGAAATTACTCTTCCCGTCAAGAGACATTGTATCCATAAAACTAAATGGACAAGTTTCGTTATATATTTTAGGGTATCCAAGTTTTTGAATTAAACGATCTGCTTGGAATTCGATGTATTTTTTCATAGAATCCGAATTTATTCCGATTAGATTACATGAAAAAGATTCGCATATGAATTCTTTTTCGATATCTACAGCCGATTTCATCATATCTACTATTTTTTCCTGTGGTATTCTGTTTACAATATAACTATAAAGAAGGACCCCAAAATCTGTATGAAGAGATTCATCTCTTGCTATAAGTTCATTACTTTTACCTAACGCTTTAGTCATCATTTTTTTAACATATTTTAACCAAAATATAGAGCAGAATGATCCTGCAAAGAAAATACCCTCTACAATTGTAAACGCTACAAGTCTTTCAGCAAAAGGAATCTCTTTATTTAACCACTTTTGGGCCCAATCTGCCTTTTTCCTAACCCCCGGTAATTCTTTTATTCCATTAAGTGCTTTAAACTTATCCTCTTGGTCGGTAATATAAGTGTCTATCATAAGAGCGTATGTTTCAGAATGAATAGTCTCCATGGCGGCCTGCCAACCATAGTAAGCCCTTATTTCAGGAACTTTTATTTCATCTATAAAATTAATTGATAAATTTTCAAAAATAATACCGTCAGAGCCTGCAAAGAATGATAATACATTAGTGATAAAATATTTTTCATGCTCATTTAATTTTTCCCAGTCTGAAAGGTCTGCTGAAAAATCTATTTCTTCGGCCGTCCAAAAAGCCTGTTGATGTTGTTTATAAGCTTCCCATACCTTTGTCCAAATGATGGGCTGCAATACATATCTATTAGAGGTTTCTGATAAAATAGGCTCCATTATAATACTTAATATTCTATAACTCTATATTTTTTTTAAACTTTTATTTTTAAGAACACTGTTTGCAAATTCCGGATACAGGCTTTTTACCGAAAAACGTGAAGAAAGGAATGTAATCGGATATTTCGGCTTCTTCATGATATTCTTTTTTAATATTCCTTTTATTAAGAAGTCCCATTTTTTTTAATCTAGCCTCTAATTTTGCTTTACCAAGTTCTTTACATTCTGTGAGAGAAATATTATTGGCTCTAGCGATACCTTGAAGATCTGAAAGCGTTATTCTGGGTTTAATTGCCTTCGAATGGGTAGCCTTTATTTTTTTACCAAATTTACTCTTAAGAGCACATGCGCTGCAGCCCCCAAACCCACATTTAAATTGTTTTTTTCCAAAGACTGTGTATATATCGTCGTCAGAGTTATATCCCGACTTATTCGAATTTCTAATTCTATTTAAATTTCTTTTTGAATTCGAAGAGTCGTAGTCTCCTGTAAAGCGTGGAATTTTTCTCCATCTATTAGTTGCGGGATCGCGATAATATCCGTCTTTAGAAGCCAACTGCGCTCTGCCTGTTTTTGGGTTAATTGCATATCCAGGTTTCAATGAGGCTCTAGAATTAACGCATCTTCCCCGCATATTACGAAATTTAGGAGGGTCACAAATGTTTCTAAGTCTACCAGTTTCTGGATTTATTTCTTTACCCGGGGGAGCAACCACGGGTTTTCTACCCCTGCAACGACCAGATGCGTCGCGTTTTTGATAATCCTTACAACGTATTCTATATCTCCCTGTTTCAGAATTAAATTCATATCCCACCAAACCCGGCGGAGAATACATATCAGCGGTGGAATCTCCAAATTTTTGAACCATTTTCCACGCTTTCTTTAGTGGAATACCTTTTGCGTGATGTAACTTCATCGCTTTTTTTGCTAGACTCTGTGTCTTTGAAAGACCCCTTTTCTTTGTAGACTTTTTCTTTGAACCTTTTCTCGACTTTAAAACTTTCTTCCACGCGGCCTTCAGTGAAATTTTGTCCCTGTGATGAAGTTTCATAGCCTTCTTGGCATCGCCCTTTTTACCAAATTCCATTAATATATTAAATTAATGTAAACATTTTTAATTTAATTTAATAATTTAAAGATAATGTACTTTATAATAATATATTATATCATATCATGAATTCTGTTTTTTCTTTACTTAATGTTAACCCCGGTCTTAAATTGTCTGTTAAAAGTATGTCAAAAAGTTTAGGTATTAAAAAGAAGGAAGTTTTTTATCTATGTTTCAAAGACATTCGTATTCGTAGAGTTTCTGGGTTAGAAGTAGGAACTAACAAATGTAATTTGTCTGTTTTTACTATTGACCCTTAGTAATATCTGGAAATACTTCTAACAGTTTTTTTTCAAAATCGTCATATTTTTTAAATGCCCATGCAAACTTTTCTTTATTCCAAATTCCGTTAAACACCGTTTTGATTTTATCTTTATTTTGATAGGTTTTTTTGCCCTTAATAAAAATAAATTCTTCGCCTATAATATAATATAGTTCTGGTTCGCCTGCTGTATTTGCGCATTCTGTTGCACTTTCAGACACATTATTATTTGTGTTTGTATTTCTTAAATTTGTAGTTATAATGTCTCGTAGAAGTTCAATAAGCGAATCCATTTTACCGTTCAAATTTTTTTCAATGGTTTCAATCCTTTGGTTTATACCTGAAAGTTCTTCGATAATTTTTTCTTCCATCCTATAGATGAATGTAATTTTTCCTTATACACATTTACATTTACATTCAAACGTTTTCTTTGATATTTACATGAGATCTATACATCAAGACACTTTTGTTTAAAGAAAACAATTCAGATTTAAGAATACATTCGGCTTCATTTCTAAATTTTTCATCGGACATCCAAAACTCCATTCTATAAAGGACGCTTTTCCCCTTTGTACAATCTACAACTCTAATTCCATTTATACATTCTAATTTTTCATTACCAGAAATTAATTGTAGCATACTATTTAACCATTGTTCTTGAAACATGGTAAAATTATAATTATTTCTGATAGATAATTCAAACCCATTTGAATTCATCGGATCTTCCCAGCATGGGAAAATATCTCCTTTGAAAAATGAATACGCACATGGCGTACCCCCCGTTCTTTTAATTTTTTTCACACTTTTCCCATCTGAAAATATCTCAGATATCTTAGGAATATTATTGTAAGTTCTCCAGAATGTCTGGATGTCCGGTATCTCAATTAACTTTTCCACATTATCATTATACATTTTACCCAAGTCTTTATAATGTAAATATAAAGACCAAATGTATTGAAGTTCCATCGCATATATGTATATTCCGTGTTTTTAAATAAAATTAAATAAATTATATAACATATAATTATGAGTCTTTCTAAAAAATCTAATATTAATCCAAAAATATGGGGACCTTATTTTTGGCAAACATTTCATTTTACAGCATTCGGTTATCCAGAAAAACCAAATGATGAAGATATATCAGCATATAAGAACTTTTACATTCATTTTACGAAAATACTTCCATGTGATAAATGTAGCATTTCTTCACAGGAAATTATTAATGTAAATGATTTAGAGGAATCGTTAAAATCACGTGAAACTCTTATTCAATGGTCGTATGATTTTCATGATAGTGTAAATAAAAAGTTAAACAAGACTTCGCCAAGTTACGAAACATTTAAACAGGAATTTCAAAACAGAGATTCGAATTTTTTACATATTATTATTGTTATTTTACTTTTGATAGTCTTACTGTATCTATCTATGCGCTACACATCAGACAATCTTCCTTAGGCTTTATTTCCTTTGAAGTATCGGTAGTATAATTTTGATTTTCCAGAATAGGTTTAGTCCTGATATAATAAGAACCTGTCTTAAGCCCATTTTTCCAGCCATACATATGAATTGAATGTATGATTTTTGGTTGAGGAGGGTTAACAAATAAATTAAGACTTTGACTTTGATCAATATAAGGTCCTCGATCAATTGCCATATTCAATATACTTTTTTGGGGCATTTCCCATGCGGTTTTATAAATGTCTTTGATATCATCAGGCAAATTTAAGTTTTGAACAGAACCTTTGTTAAGCATAATTTGTTCTATAAGTTCTTTGTTGTATAAATTTCTAGCCCTCAATTCTTCGATAAGATGTTGGTTTACTATAATGTAATTACCCGATAATACAGCCCGAGTATAGATATTAGATGTATACGGTTCAAATGATTCATTGTTTCCCATTATCTGAGCCGTTGATGCCGTGGGCATAGGAGCTACAAGAAGACTGTTTCTAAGACCATTTTTACAAATGTTTTGCTTAAGTTGTGTCCATTTTTCAAGATCAATAAATTCCGGTGTAACCCCCCATAGGTCAAATTGAAGAATTCCTTTAGATGTAGGCGAACCATCGAATGTTTCATATGCACCTTGGGAAGAAGCGATATTATTACTTTCTTGTAGCGCATGATAATAAATACATTCGAACACGTTTTTATTAATTTTTCTAGCATTATCAGAATCATACGCGATCTTCATTTTCATTAAAACATCAGCCAACCCCTGAACTCCGATACCAATTGGTCGATGCCGCATATTAGAAATCTTAGACTCTTCGGTAGGATAATTATTAATGTCGATTATATTATTCAGATTTCTCACGAGTTCTTTTGTTTTGTCTCCCAATAGAATGTAATCAAATTCATTTTTTTCATTGATGAAACTTGGAAGACATAGACTGGCAAGATTACAAACCGCCGTTTCCTTTGAATCGGAGTACTCTACAATTTCTGTACATAAATTACTACTCTTAATGATTCCATAGTGTTTTTGATTTGACTTTCGGTTTACAGCGTCTTTATATAGTATATATGGAGAACCTGTTTCAATTTGAGAATTGATAATTTTTTCCCATAGTGTCTTGGCAGGAATTTGCTTTCTAAATTTATTTTGTTGTTCGTACATTTTATACAATTCATTGAATTCGTCCCCCCAGGTGTCGCACAATCTCTTACAGTCATTTGGACACATCAATGACCACATTTCATTTCTTTCAACTCTTTGCATAAAAAGATCCGGGATCCAGAGGCCATAAAACAAGTCTCTTGCACGCAATTCTTCTGCGCCATTGTTTTTCTTGGCATCGAGAAAATCGTAAATATCAGGGTGCCAGGGTTCAATATACATAGCAAAGGAACCATTTCGCTTGCCGCTTTGATTAATGTGGCGCGAAATATTATTATATACCTTTAAAAGAGGCATAATTCCGTTGCTCTTACCACCTGTCCTATTAATATGCGAATCTTTTGCCCTTACATTACTAATATGGACACCTATACCCCCTGCCCATTTAGAAATTTGGGCCATGTCAGCGGCTGTTTTATAAAGACCTTTAACAGAATCTTCGGTTCCGAGTAAAAAGCAAGAACTCATTTGCTGCACATTTGTACCAGCATTAAAAAGCGTAGGAGTAGCGTGCGTGTAATATTTACAAGATAAAGAATTGTATGTATCGCGAATTTGTTCTGGGTCGTCATGAATGGCGACTGCAACGCGCATAAAAAGATCTTGGGGCTTTTCGCAAACATTGTCTACATTTAGAAGATATCCTCCTAAAAGGGTCTTAAAACCGAAATAGGTTAGATTGTAGTCCCTATTGTAATCGATGATTTCTTGAATTAGATTTTTATGTTTTTCAACGCGTTCAATGAATTCATTTGAAACTACACTATTTTTAAATAGTGCTTCCATTGTATCGCAAAATGAAGACACGTTATTTTTATGGTGATTATTCACGGCGATTCTGCTAGCAAGAATCAAATAATCCGGGTCTTCCTTGAATAATGTAGCCGAAAAACTTGCAGAGAAATCATCCAATTCGGCCGTCGTGATACCATCATAGATAAGACTACAGATGTTTTGTGCAATATATACCGAGTTAACGTTTAGTTTTCTCCCCCACATTGGTTTATTCTCATTGGATAGTTCTTGCAACTTTGCCGTGATGAAATCAAAGCGAACATCTTCGCTTTTCCCACTGCGAGTAACAACCTTCATTATAAATAATTATAGATTATTTCTTAAAATCAGTTTATAATTATTTATAATTATATTTAGTTAACTTTTTAAGCCGTCGCTGCTGCGCCCTTGCCGCCCCCATGAACATCGCCCCATTTCCATCCGGGGACTTCCATATTAGAAAATACATGCATCAATTCCTGTTTGCGAGGATTAGATTTATTAATTTCCCTAGTTAATTTAAAATTAACATCTGGAACTATTCGGCGTCTAGGTTCAGATCTTACAATACACAATATAATTAATATCATTGATACGGCAAATAAAACTGTTAATAGATTAACCTTCATCTTTTATTATTTTATATATAAATTAATTTAAAATTTAATTGTCAAAACAAGAAGGGAGACCATACTCTTCTGATGGTAGACTACCATGCTGAGAATGCGTATTAATATAATTGGTGTATGTCGGAATAAGCGTTAAACCAATGTCTATAACCAATACTTTTAATACCGTAACAAAGAATAAAATCTGAGACTCATTCGGAGTGTGAATATCTTTCCACAAAGCAGGTACCTGATTAAATGGAAATAAACTGGAATTACATGCTCCAGAATTACATGTGAAAAATGCTTGCCACGCTAGCAAAATGCCAAGAACAGTAATGATGTCATTAAGTCCGCCTCTCCAAGAATCCCCCATAATTCTACTATTTTTACATTTTTCTGCTTCAGATAGACCTCGTAAATCACTGACCGAACCGTCTTTTGTGTAATCTTCTATTATCTTCATACCCACTAAAGTGTAAATAACTATTCCAATTGACACAAATATTTTAGACGAAATGTCTTTTATAAATGGAACAATTATCAATCCCAATGTTAAAGCGTCGCCTATATGTGCCAAATGACCGGTAAGTCGCGCATTATTTCTACAGTTTCCAAGTAAACATAATTCTTCCTCTGAGAATCTAGATTTATCTTCATGAAAAGAAAACCAATCTAATATCACTATCAAGATTGTAATAAATAATTGCATTGAATATGAGCTCCAATCCGGTGACATTCTTAATATGTACGGAATTAAGAATGCATATCCTAAAACTAAACCGCCTGTATGTAATCTAGGAAATCTTTTTGAATTCCCGGATACATATGAATAAATTTGAAATAATACCAAAATTCCTATAAGTAAATATGAAAACATATCATTGGCCATTGCAATTATAATTTATAACTTATAATTACAAAATATTTTAATTTAAATCCCAAGTTCCTCCGGCAGTGAAATTAAAGTCTTGGTAAGGTTTTTTATTTATTTCCCCCTTTGTATTCGTAATCATATAGCCTAATGTATCAGCACGGTTCCCTGATACAGACATAAACTCAGTCGATGTTGGAAATCTACGTCTGTTACTGGCACTAGATATACGGCTAAATATAAATAAAAGACTAATAAAAACTGTGCCAATAATGAGCGCACGTAGACGTCCACACACACCTATTATTAACATAATCAATATAACAATTATTGATATCGTCTGGATCATTGAAATTCCCTCCATTTTATTTTACTATTAATAGATTATATTTTTTATTGAATTAAATGAAAAATAATATATATATATATCTATATAAATATCTATTAAATGCCTTATCCATCTTATCCATATTGTCCAACGAAAGATCCATGGAAGTGTCCTAAATACCCTGGTAGCAATGATCAGTGCTGGAGCGGCGGGCCAACGTGTGCGTCAAATGCATACTGCAGAGATTGGATTTGGGGGCAGCCAAAGGTTTGCAGACCGAATTCGTCGGTGAGAGGAATTG